AGCCATGATTATCTTTATGGACCGGTCCAGTCCATCCTTCAGGTTTAATTAAGTCAGGCAATCCGAGTGGATTCGGCCGTGATTCTTTTACTCCTGGTTCTTTTGCCATGTTGGCAGTGTGTACTTCTTTCCATGCTTTATGAGCATCGACGTTAAACGCATCAAGCGTACCGATAGCCACAACGCAAAGATCGATGAGAGCGTCAACAATTTCTTCTGGATTCTTTTCATCTAATGCAATTCCCATTTCAGCAAGTTCTTCATGTAAGAAACGCAAACGGAATCGTAAGAACTCATTTAGTTTATCTTTGTTACCAAACTGTACTTGTTCGGTAACCCAATCATGCACTCCAAACTTTTCGTGCATTTCATAAATGTCTTGTACCCAGTTTTTCATATTCATTAGATCCCTTGTCAGCTTCATACTATTTGTATACTCTGGATGATTATGTATATTATTATATCTCATTTTCACTTCCATGTAAAGGATTAATTAAAGAAGTCATCAAGACTTGCTTGTGGCTCTGGAGTCCAACCGATGGCATCAAGTATCAACTTGAGTGGCTCAACATATGTTTTCTCAAACTGCATATCATAATCTATATATGTCTCGAGCTTTACCTCAGGTGGTAGTACTTCGGGAAACGCGATAACATTTTCGTGGATCGGGTTCGGCATCTTAAGATAGCAGAACTTAATACGAGTACCGTTAGCGACTAATTCATACTTCTTCGTAAGCTTATGTTCCTTGACCATCTTGTTGTAAAGAAGCGAGCCACGAACATGGATCGGACAACTCTTCTTGTAGATTGTTTTGCGGTCGTGCCAATCTGTAATGTTCGAAACAGATCTGGGAAAGGCAATCTTTTCAGGCGGAAGACTCTTGAACTCTTGCTTGAACTTTGCGATGTACTGCTGAGTTTCTTCTTCGGTACCACCGATAAGGATCTTGAAGATCTCCTTGAACTTATCCCGGCATACCTCCGGGGTTGAGGATTTGATAGCCTCGATACCCATGATCTTGAGTTTTGGTTCCGCATACTGAACACCTTCGGAGTTATGTACGTTGAGAATGTATCGCTTCTTTGCCGTCCAAATACCACGGTCAGCGATTACTTCGCGACCCATTTCCATTCTTGGTGTAAAGCAGTTCATACGGCTGTATAGTTTTTCGTACGACTTCTTTAACTGTGGCTCAAACTTAGTTTGGCAAACCATATCCAAAAACTTTACTGGATTCTTTGGAGTAAACTTTTCGATCATAGGACCGAAATTAACATAAAGGCTATCGGTATCAATAGCAATAACATAGTCGACTCCATCCGTCTCAAGTACCTCATTCATAAATCGGTTGACGTCGCGTTCAGCCCATTGGATAGCGAGCTGACCTGTAAGAGTGACGCCCTCGGCAAGTCGAAGGTCGAAGTATTTGAAGTATTGGTTGCCGAGAGCGCCATAAAGAGAGTTCATCAGAATCTTAATGGCCATTTGCTGGTTATTAAGTTTGTTGATTTCTTTCTCTAAAGCTGTTGTCTTTTCTGCTTGGTATTGTGTTTCAGCTGCCAACATTTGTTTCTTAATCGACTTACGGTCAGCATAGTAGTCGACAATAATCGATGGAATAACACCAGCATCAGTCTTTTTATATGTTGAGCCGTTTGCAGCTACACAGTAGTTACTAGAATGGTCAGCCGAGTTCATATAGTAATCAACACCATTGACTTCTGACTGACTTACGATTGTTTCGGGACTCATGTTCCATTGGACAATAATGTTCGGATACAGCGAGTTTAGATCGAACGATACTACCCAGTCATGGCCACCAACTTGTGGTTCTTTAACATAACCACCGGCAAAGGCTGCTTTCTGAGTTGGTGACGTATGGACTAGTGATGCTTTCTTTTGAGATAGCAACTTACGATAGATGATGGACTCCCAGATCGATGTTACACCAAACGTTTCCGAATAGTTTACACCACCTTTATAAGCCACGGTCATGGCCAGAGTAATCAGAGCCATCTTATCTTCGAGACGTTCGATCAGTTCCACGTCTTTCATATTATAGTCGATGTATCGCTGAAAGTCTTCTTTATACAGGTTCTTAAGGTTACCTGCTTCTTCGAACGATAGCTTTCTCTCACCAAGTACAACATAGGCGATGTGGTTCAGTGCATACGATTCTTGTGGACCATATGAGTAACCAAACTTTTGGAACAGCTCAAGATAGTCGAGTTGTTCAATACCTTTGATGTCGTACGCGTCTTGTGTCCGACCACGACGTGTGATCTGTCGATAATCGACCATACGCCAAGGTGAGTAGTTCTTAATTGCTTCTACACCGAGTACCTTGGCTGTACGATTTACAAGATAGGGAATATCGAAAAAACGAATGTTCCAACCGGTAACCACGTCAGGAGTCTTATCGGGATCTGACCAGAAGTCGAGGAATTTAGAGAGGAGACTCGCTTCGTCTCGACACCGATAGTAGCGAACAGGTTGGATGAGAGACTTCTCAGTATCAAAGTCGCCATAACCCCAGACGTGGTATAACTTGGACTTACTAGACTTGTAAGTAATCGAAAGGATTCTTTGGTTCGCATCCTTCGGCTCAGGAAAGCCGTCATCATATTCGGTCTCAATATCGAACGTACCGACGTCGATGAACTCACGTCTGAAGTCAATTTCATGTGGGAATCTTTGAGTGATGTACTGCTGAAGATACTTATGGTTACCATAGATCTTACGACCAGCCACCTCTTTGTTTTCTTCCAGCCACTGCTTAGCGTGTCGCATGCTGTCCATTTCAACAGGAGCGATATCGTGGCCGTCCAAAGACTTCCACGGAGACGGCTTAGCCGACTGTGTAAAGAATACAGGTTTGAAATCTGTTATGCGTTTGTAGATCCGTTTGCCGTGGTCGTTGTAGCCACGATAAAGGATAGAATTGCCGTAACGGCAAACATTAGTATAAAAAGACATATTACCTCCGACTTCGAACTATTATTATACAACAGTTTTCAGTCGATGTAAATAGCTAAACTGCAAAAGATTCTCCGCAACCACAGGATGCAGTTGCATTTGGATTAATTACTTTAAGATACGCACCACCTAATTCAGACACATAGTCTATGGTACATCCAGCGACATACATTTCTGCCATAGGATCTAACACAAGAGCGTCACCATACGGTTCGCTCCATGTAACATCTGGCCAGTTTTTCTTAAAGTCCCATACATACTGAAATCCAGAACAGCCACCACCCTTTACTCCGAGAGTGACATGATCGTCACCTCGGACTTTATTAAGGTATTCGATGGCTGCATCGGTTACTTTAATCAACGGCTCTCATCCGATCTACAAGACGTTGAGCTCGATTTGTTACTTGGCGATACCATGCGCTATCAACCATCTCATCAGCTGCAGCGTTCCAATCACGAGCGTCGACTCCACGTTTCATTCCCTTAAACTTTGAGAGACGCGGCCGTCCCATATTAAACATCATGTTTGCGATAATCAGTTGGACTTCTTCAGGCAGAACGTCAAAGTCGGGGTATAGGTGTGTGCACTCCGATAGCACGACCTCGACATCTTTAGCGAAGCACTCATTGACTCGATCTTCTGAGACTGGAGTTCCAACTTCCTGTCCATGCTCAGGATCGCTATCGAGAACGAGATGACCGATACCGAAAGTAGGGAGACCAAGGTGATCCAAATAAATTTCATATTTGACTCCCTCATCGATTTTTAGTTCTTCTCTTAATTGATCTATATTCATTCTAGTTCCTATTCAACAAATTATAAAGGAGCACATATAGCGCTCCTCTATTTATTAGTTTAAGAAGCCAGCTTCTTCTTCAGTATATGGCCACATTATTTTTTCCTTATGTTTTTAAGATAATTACTAACTTTTTCGATTATCATCGGAGTCATTAGTATCTAGCTCCAAACCCATTTACCTCTGCAGTTAAACGTCGTTCAAGTTCTGCAAGTGTATAAGTAGCCTCACGATACTTTAATGGCTGTCCCATTGGTGTGCCAGGCCAACCACCTGTTTTTGCATCACTGAAACGCATACTAAAAATTGCTTTAAGTAGTTTCATCTGTAGTACTCCTTCAGTGTTTTATCGTTAAGGATCGCTAAGATACCTGCGTAGTCTTCATGCGGATACTCATGCCGAAGCAAGTGTGCAAGCTTTTGGTTGGCTTCAATCTGTCTTGAAACCATTACTGCTCTTCCGACTGAAGATAAGTGGCCAGTCATCCATGCAAACAGTGTTGCGATGAATCCTGTCTTAAGAAGCGTGAAGCTCCTGATTGCTAATGCTGTCATTTTTATGTTCCTCGTTAGATGAAATTAAAATCTTACGAGGCAGCTTTTCTTCGGGAAGGACGACTTCAAGATTGACAGTCAAGATTCCATCCGTTAGGTCTGCTCCAGTTACTTCCGTATATTCGGACAGTCTAAATGACTTTTTCCAGTTACGAGCACTGATACCCTTATGCACATACATATTTTGTTCACGACGCTGTGGTCGATTACCACTGATAGTCAAGATATGATCTTTGACTTCAATATCAATATGTTCTTGTTTGAATCCAGCCACAGCGATCTCAAGAGTGTATTTCAACTCTTCGTCTTTCACTACGTTATGTGGTGGATAGGTATCCTTCGCGTGGCTGTGAATGTTGTCCAGCTGATCGAAGATGTGGTCGAAACCAAGAAATGCGTTTCGCGGAAATGCGAATGTTCCAGTCATATTTGCCTCCAATTAAGCAAGGTTAAATTTGGACCCGACTATCGGCGTCCAATACTATATATATCAAATACTATTCTCTGCTTCCCAAATAGCTTGTTCCATTATGTCACATACTTCTTCAACTTCTTCGTCTATCATCCAAGCGTGGATTGGTAACGATATGATCTCATCAGCTGCTCCTTGGGAAGCAGTATAGTTAAAGTATTCGTCACGTCTGTGCTCAATGTTTTTAAAGTACGTGTTTTGTGAGATCGGTGGATCATAGTGCACTGATGCTCCACAAATAGATTTAATCTTGTCTCTTATCTTACGATTATCAAACCGAACTACGTACTTGTGATAGTTATGATTCATATTTTCTGGTACTGTCTGAAAGTAATAACTACCTTCGAGTGAGCTAAAGAAGTCGTCGTATATCTTTGCGATCTCTTGCCTACGCTTCTGATACTGTTTAATCTTTTTCAGTCGCATAGTAATGATCTTTGCGTTAATCAGATGCATCTTTGAGTTACGGCCGAGATACACAATATCTTTCTCAGAAAAATCATGTCCTCTGCCATGGTAACACATTTTCTCAACAGCTTTAGCGATCTGTTCGTCGTCGGTCATAAGAACACCACCACCTGAGATTCCAGAGATGGTCTTATTATCGTTAAACGAGTATACACTCGCGTGGCCAAGGGAACCAGCCTTTACACCGTCAAGATCAACACCGATAGCATGAGCCGCATCTTCGATAAAGATGATGTCGTTTTCTTTACACCATTCTAAAACTTCAAGAGCTTCTGGCCACATACCACCAAATAAGTGAGCGTATACGATTGCTTTAGTCTTTGGCGTAACCATACGCTTTACACTACCAAGTGTAATGCCATAAGTATGTTTACAGATATCGCAAAAGACTGGAGTCGCACCAACCATTACTGCACAGGAGGCAGAAGCCACCCACGAAAAGTCAGGCACGAGTACTTCGTCACCTGGTCCAATACCATAAGCTTGTAGTGCGAACATCAGACCGTCAGTAGCATTTGCCGTGGATACAGCGTACTTTCTACCAGAGATCTTTTTTACTTCTTCTTCCAAAAAGGGAGTCGGTGCGTCTTGTTCACCAGCTAACAAAGATTCTTTAATTACTTTATCGTAAGCTCGTTTGTTTTGCTGATAATCCCGTTCCCAACCATTATATGAGAAACCCATTACTTATTTCCAATGTTGTACTTTGGTTGCAGAGTCCAATTTGACTTTTCCTTAAAAGGAATGATCTTGATCTGACGTAACGGTGCGAGAGGCTGTGCCTTATCTTTGTCGTCGATCGACAGCAGACCCCAGTCACTCATGAGTGTCGCGATAGTATTACGTCGTGCAATATCGTTTTCTTCTAGATTGGACTTCTTACCGTCAAGTAAGAACAGTTCCTTGAAGTGGACGATAAAGTACCGTCCTTGTTTGTGGAGGATATGGCATGACTGAAAGAGTGTGTTGTCTCTTCGAGATGCTACGCCAATTCGAGTCAGTGTTTCTCTCACTTTGAGAAAATCATCAGGCTCATCCAAAGTAACCTCGAGCATTGACGAGGTTGTCCATTCGACAATATCGTTATTTTTTTCCACCTCGATATACCTTCTTCTTCAATTCATTAATCTGATCTGACGTGAGAAGCGAGTGGATTTGGCGTGCTTTAGTGTTGCTATAGCCATAATATTGTTTAATCACTTCAACGTCTTCGTTCTGTTGGACTTTTGTCCATTTGGAGAATCTCTTTTTCTTCCTAACTATATTTATCAAAAAGTCAAATTGAAGACGGTTGTCAAGGTGGTGGTTCAGATTCATCTCGTTGGCCATCAGTACTGTATCGTGAAAGTACGATAGACTACGATTTACCATGTATGGACTATACGCTTTTTCGGCGATGTCATCAACCATAATGTTTGACTTGCCATGCGTAATGTCGTTAACAAATAGAAAAGGGTTCATCCAAAGTTCTCCACACCACCGATATAGTCCTCATACGATAGTTCTGCTTCAAGCATTTCCTTAGTGTATGAAGCGGTATCGTTATTCGTTGGTCCAACGTGTTTACCATTCCAAAAGACTTGTGGTACGGTTCTTAAACCGGCTTCTTTGAGTACAGACTTTTGCTCGAGCTGATAACTTAGATTGATTTCATCAAAATCGTATCCCCAGTTTTCGAGCTTTTGCTTCATACTGTAACAGAACACGCAATCATTTTGAGTATAGAGAGTAAGTTTAATTGAACCTGACATTGGCCATAACCTCCGTAAGACAAGCAACTACATTGAGTTCGTGGTCGGCGACGAACGCGTTCTTATACTGATAATCAGCAAGGATTAAGATAAGCTGTGGAATTGATTGTGGCTCAACACGATCGTTCATATGATCGTACATACCACGAAATATCGCCGTCGCATCAATATCTATATTGTTTACGACCCACTTTCGCATTTCTTTGAAGTCTTTTGCCTTTAAGATCGCAAATAACTGATCAAAGGTTCCAACACTAAAGTCCAAGCAACGAACATCGTTAAAGCCCAATACAGCAACCCGCTGAAGCTCGTTGAGGCATCTTCGCCAATCCGGACCATGCTTTGATATAATAGGGAGTAGATCTTTCTTAGCATACGCTATCTCCTCTTGGTTAAGTATTGTACAGAATCGTTCGAACATCTGCTGCATTAGAACTGCAGTGTCTTTCTTAGATGTATTGAACTCGTATACACCGCAACGAGAATGCAACGGTTCAATAATCCGATTCTTAAAATTACATGTGAGGATAAACCGACAGTTGTTAGAAAACTCTTCGATGAAACCACGAAGTGCCGGTTGCGTTGACTGTGGATTTAGATAGTCAGCCTCGTCAAGTATAACAACTTTAACGCCACCTTGTAAAGAGATGGTGGAAGCAAACTGTTTAATCTTTCCACGCAGGGTATCGATATTGCCATCTTCTGAACCATTAATCATAATCCAATCAAGGTTCATCTGATTACATAGCGCTTTGGCAACGGTAGTCTTACCGGTACCTGCCGTACCACTGAACAGCATATTAGGAAGGTCGCCTGAGTCTACGATCTTTTGAAAAGTTTCTTTCAGTTGATCCGGTAGAACACAGTCGGCTACTTGTTGAGGTCGATACTTCTCGACCCATAAGAAATCATTTGACATTCACATACTCCATAATATAATAAAAGTGGGGAGCTAACCATGGCTCCCCGCGAGTCTATTATGCGACTAACCACTGGCTTCTTCTTCAGCTGCTTCCATAGCCTCTTCTTGTTCGGCCTGTTCTGCTAACTGAACGATTTGAATCGCCTGATCGCGAAGACCACCAATAGTTGATAGTTCTTCACCTTTGATTGCGCCACGTTGAGTCATCGCATCAATAACAGCAATCATTGAACGAGCTGTCCGGTTTGATACCTCACGCAACTGTGTCATAGTTTCTGACATTATTTACACTCCGAAGGTAGATGTTTTCTCGAGAGCAATCCAGTACTTTACGTCTAGACTTGTGTGACTGAATTGCGATATCAACTTGGATGAGATCGAGACCTCATAGTCACCTGGAAGGATCTTCAAGTTGTTTGTACTCAGGATAAAGTTAAACACAG